ATCACGGCGACGATCATGGGATCTGCCGCAAAATCTATGCCTCGAAGCTCGCGCGCCTCGAACTCTTCAAAAGCCCTCTGAAGCTCTTCGCTCGTGATCATGAAAGTCATTGCAGCTCCACCTCCTCCTTTGCGTTGCCCCAGCTCGGTCCCAGCTTCACGTCCGCAACTACAGGAATCTCCAGCAGCACGCAATTCTCCATCACTCGCTTGTAAATCCTGGCCTCCTCGACATCCGCGACGGAGCCGTCGAGCTCGTCGTGCACCTGGAGCGATGCGACGATGCCATGGTCGTAGTACAGGTCGTGCATGGCCTGCTTCGTCTGGTCGGCCGCACTCGGCTGAATTATCTTGTTGAGGGCCTTGTGCGTCCCAGCGCGCTGCAGCCTCCTACCTGGCCACTTTTGCTCAGCGAGGTCGCGCCTTAGTGCCTGAAACTTAAACGTGCGCTCCTCCCGGGACTCCGCTATCGGCTCCCACAGGTCGAACCTGCACCTTCTGCCGAGCAGGGTCAGCACGTACCCGCGCTCCTGCGCGACGCCCATTGCCTTTGCCGACAGTGACTTGGCGAACGGAATCGCCCCGTGATACGCTGCCAAGAACTCCTTGGCCTCGGAGTCGGACAAGCCGAGCTTCTTGCACAGCTTGGCGAACCCCATCCCGTACACCAGGCCAAAGTTGGCGTTCTTGATGTACCTGCGCTTGTACAGCTTCCCGCAGGCCTCCTTGACCAAGTTCTGAACGACGTTGTGGTAGTCCGTCTTTGGGTTGGCACGATACTGTGCCACGACGGGCTCGACGCCGTGCATCTTAGCCTTGGACGCAAAGTGTACCAGGAGTCTTAGCTCTTGCTGAGAGTAGTCCGCCTTGAGGAACTTCTTGCCCTCGTCAGCTATGAAGAGCTTCCTTACCTCTTCGGCCCAGATTGGGGAGTCCTTGCCCCACAAGTCGTCGTCGTGCCTCGCTGGGACTTGCTGAAGGTTCGGGTTTGTCGAGCTGAACCTGCCGTCCCTCGTGCCGTTCTCGTCTCCCCTGAGCTGGTGGAACTGCGCGTGTATTCGCCCGTCGACGTGCTCCTTGAGGATGTCGCCGACTATGAAGTCGTCGCGCATAGTCATGAGCTTCTTCTTTTTCAAGATCGTCTTCGACAGGGGGTCAGATTGGGCCGCGTACCAGTCGGCGGTGAACGACGGGTTTCCTCTCCCCGTGTACCTCAGGTTGTCGGCGATGTTGAGCTCCGGCATCCGGAAGTTGAGCGCGTTGTATGCCTTGGCGAGGTCCTGGCCTGAGTCGACGTTGGGGTTGAAGCCGACGAGCTTGACAATTTGAGCCGAGTACTTGTCGATCTCCCTCGTCATGAGGTCGCGAAGCTTCTCGGCCTGCTCGAGGTCTACCCTGACGCCGTTGATCCTCATGCGCAGGAGAATGGGGGTGAGCGACGACTCTAGGTCGAGTATGCGGCCGAGGTTCTGCTCATCAATGAGCTTCTTCTGCTTCTCATAGATGCGGCGAGGACGATCTACATCTGATTCTGCGTACGCCCCAACGTAGATTGGGTCCATCGCCCAGAGGTCGCTCTTTGGGTCGAAGCTGATTGGCTTGTGGCACGCCTTGTCGCGGTAGCCCTTGTTGAGCATCTGTGCCGCCTCGCGCAGGAGCGACTCTTCCTTGCCAACGCCGAGGTACTTGTTGGACAGCACGGCTAGCGAGTAGCCGTTGGTCGTTTCTGCATCGAGCAGCGGTTCACAGATCTGCACGTCACGTCTTTTGACGTCGTCGTGAAACCTGACGTCCTCGTACCAGAGCGCCTCCTCATCATACAAGACGTTAGCCCCGTACACCTCGCCTCTGAAGTGCTTCGTCTGGTCGCGAAGCCACCCAAACACGACGTTGGGTGCAATGTTGGAGCCGGTGGCGTGGCGGACTGGCCAATATCCGGAAAAGCCGTCGACGTGGATCGCAACTCCACACACGTATGCGTCTCGCCTCACGAAGCCAGGACCACGAGCTTTGAGGTGCGGGTCCCTCGACTCGACGTCGAGGCTCCACCACTTGGCGTCGGAAATCTCGGGAAAGGAGTCTGGCGGGCGCCACGTGGATTCTGGCATCATGGAGGGAAACGACGATTGAATGTGCATGACCGTCAATCTATGCTTCTATCAAACTTGGTCAAGTCGCAGGGGCCAACTGCTGCTGCCCAACCGCCGTTCAACTTGAATGGCCAACACCACAGACCGAACTCCGTATGCCCTTGCTTGTGCAAGAATTGTATGTGGTCGATTGCGACGTCCATCACGAGACTGAGGCTGCCAAAAGGCACTTGGATGAGTGTCAAGTCTGGGGTGGCTGGCGGAAGTAGCTTCAGCATTGCTCACTTCCTCCACTCACTCGACCCAATCACCTTCACGCTGCCGTCCGGCTGCAGCTGCTCCCAGGTTCTGTACCAGTTCCTGACCAACGTACCCATGCGGTCGCACTCCTCCAAGTGTTTGCGAGTCCACAGGCCCTCCGACGCGTCGTGAGGGTACCTCTCGATAAAGACGATCCTCGTCGCCTGCGTTCCCAAGATCAGCTTCACGCAGCTCACGCATGGACTACTCGTGCAGTAGACCGCGTGCACTCTCCTGACGTCCGTGCAGTGGAGCAAGGCGTTTTGCTCGGCATGGATCGCCTGACAGAAATCGAGTCCGGTGCCTGATGGTAGATTGGCACCTTGACACTCGTGTCCTGGATTGTCGCGGCAGTGCTCGAACTTGCTAGGCACGCCGTTGAAGCCCGTGGCGAGGATGACCTTGTGCTGGTCGACCAAGACGCAGCCAACCTGGCGCCGAGCGCAGGTGCCCATGCTCGCGACTTCGAGGGCGATGTTGAGGAAGTGCTGGTCCCAGCTAGGTCGAGGCATGCATCTTCTCCTGTCTAATGCAGATTTTGGCGTCCATCAGCAAGTAGAAATCCTAGCCAATACCGCGCTTCTCGCGTCAACGGTTGTTGGAGAAGTATTCCGTTGAAGTTTATTCCTGTTCTTCCCATGACATTATCCACAAGGGACCCTCAAGTTCCTTTACCCACTCCGTCAGTCCTTCCGTACTAATTCCTGACTTCGCCGCCCTCGCGCAGATTCCCATTTTAGAACTCAGCATGTCGATCAAGTGTAGGCAAATTGCTTCTCTCATTAGTGGCACGCGAGGAGACCCCCATGCTGTTGCGCCATGATGGGCGATCAAGAGATGCATGATTGCCATCTTCATCTGCGACGGAAACCCGTCAATCTTGCGAATGGCTTCAGATACCAACACCACCCCCTGACTTATGTGGCCGATGAGCGTGCCCTCGACGCTGTACCCAATCCCAAAGTCGTAGGTTAACTCGAAGATCTTGCCCACGTCGTGGAGCACGCAGCCGGCGAGGACGAGGTCTTTGCTCAGGCCATAGTTCTCGCATATCGGGAGCGCCACCTTGCACATGTCGAGCACGTGCTCCAGAAGCCCGCCGATGTAGGCGTGGTGAACCTTCATGGCAGCCGGCGCCCGCTTGAAGCTCACCTCGTTCTCGCGCAGGACGTCGAACAGCAGTTGCCTGACGTATCCGTTCGTTATGCCGCCTACGATCTGAATCAGTTCGGACCACATCTCCTCTGGATCCCTCTTCGACCTCTCGAAGAAGTCCCCCAGGTCCACGCCGTCAGACTCCTCGACCTTTCGAATCTGGGAAATGGAGACCTGGAGCTTGCCGTCCCACTCCGACGTCATGCCCTTGATCTTGACGATGACTTTTTTCAGGGAGTTGACGTCGAGTCCGGCGGGGATGTCCCACAGGCGGGCGTCGACTTTGCCTGAAGCGTCAACCAGCTCCAAGCAGAGGTAGTCAGATCCCTTCTTGCTCTTTCGCACCTGCGGCAGGTCGGCGATGAGGAAGTAGGACGCGACCTCTTGGTTAGGCACTAGCGAGCAGATCATTTGCTTCATTGTGCAATCTCCCACATCGGTTGGAATTTGAGAAATTCGTCTGAGGTAAGGCGGTGGCTTAGCAAAATGTTGGCCTCACTGGTACAGTTCCCTCATCCAGTCGAGTGTGCAGATCCTCTGCTTGCAGGAGTTGAGGTGCTCGACCAGGAGGTTGGGGGACTTGAACTCTTCGATGCGCAGAGGGTTGTACTTGGTCGTGTTTGCGTCACTCATCACGAGTGCCTCAACGTCCTTGATGTAGTACGGAATATTCGTGGCGCCGTCGACCTTTGGGTCGACGTAGAGGTGGCTGCTTCCAGCAGTCAGGTACAGGTCGCCTAGTTGAAGATTGCTGAGACGGACGTGCGGATGCTGAATCAAGTCGTGGCGCTCCCTCAGCATAAGGAGGATGTATAGCGACAGCATGCTGAAGTTGAACACGTCGTACGGCCAGCCGAGCCAGGCGTCGCTGCTCCTCATGCTGTCTAAGCAGTGCAGCTTGCCGTCGCGAATCATCCACTGAACCGTCAGCGTGCACGGCACGTCTCGCGAATCGCGAGGATTCGGTCTCCAGATCTCGATCACGGCCTGCCTCGAGTCGGGGTCGCGCGACAGTGCGTCGACGACGTAGCGAAGCTGGTCCACCACTCGCGGTCCGTACGCGCCGTCGAACCTGTACCCGTCGTCGCTGAACGATGCTATGTGCGGACTGTACGGCTTGATGCTCGCGACGTCGTTGCGTCCGGTGATGATCATCCAAGCCTCGACGGCCATGAAGCAGTAGCCCAGCTTGCGAGCTTTGACGGTAACTATTGGCTCGCGCATGTCGACGACCGTGGTCTTGCAGAGCAGCTCCTTGATCAGGAGGCCGCGAGGCCGAGACTCGGCGCCGCTGCTCACTATGCATTGCAGGAGGTCCAGCCACGCGTCGTTGGCGCAGGCCCCCGGAACCAAATTGCTAGACATTTGCGATCCTCTCCCGCAGCAGTTGGTCGATGGCTCGCCTCACCTCCTGCCACACCTTCTCCTCGTCCTTGAAGTCTACATTGATAGGCGTCCACCCCGGGCGACCCGAGTACAGGTCGAAGTACCTGTCGCGCACTCGCCTCTGCTTGTCGGCGTCGTTCCACGACTTTTGACGCTGGTGCGTCTCAGCGTCGGGCCTGGCGTTGGCTCTCTCGAGCAGCGTGCGGGAGTCGCCATACAAGAAGATTGTGAGGTCGGGCCACGCACCGTGCTTCACCTCGTACAGCTTCTGCACGTCGGGGTCGTAGTCCCTGGCAACCGTGTAGGTGAACTGGCTCAGCCACCAACGGTCGCTGACAACGACCTTACCTTGCGCTAGCCACGGCCTGACGAGCTCGTGCCAATTCTGAAGGTGGCCGGCCAAGAAGAGCAGGTCCACCACTCCAGGCGCCGCATTTCGCGGTGGGCAGACCTCGTACATGATCTTCTTGAGCGCCTCGCCAAGCGCGGAGCCGCCGAGATCCTTGCTCCTCTCCACGGCGTCTGCGCCGAGGAGACCTTGCAGATATGTGACAGCGCGGAAGACCTGGGTGGTCTTGCCGCAACCATCGATTCCTTCAAAAACTATCAGCGCTCCGCTCAAGCCACCACCTCCCCAACGAACACCATATTGACCCTGAACACGCCTAGTGGGCCGTGCTCGACCTCCATCTTTCCCCTGACTTCTGAAGCCTTGTCGAGCTCCTCAAACATCATGATGGCGCCGTCGTCGTTGCCAATCGGGCGACCTGGACTTCCATCCTGCTGCTTCTGAGCGATGAAGAATCCCTGATCTAGCACGGCTTGACTCATCTGTTACCTCGCGAGGTGCGTGCGTGGTGCTGGAACTTCGGACCAGCCCACGACCCCGCTAGCCCGAGGTCGCCGCTCCTTTTTACCGACCAACACTTCAGCATATCTATTAGCTGCGAGTTCGTCGCAGTCCTACCGGTAGACGGTCCACTTCGCCGCACGCACCAATCACTATTGTACCACGGATATTTCCTCATGTGTCGGGAAAGCACGGCCATTTGCACTTTGTGCATGAGGCAGCTTCTAGATCTTGCTGTATTCTGGCACGTACTTGTACAGCCCATCTCCTGTGTCTATCTTCTTAAAATCGGCAAACACCATCGGCCACCGGCGCATGGCGTCCTCGGCCACCATACCCATGATGAGTCGCATCTCCTCCTCGGCAGACTCGTGCGTCCGCTGCTCGATGACCCATCTGAGGCTGCGCAGGTTAAAGGAGATGCCGATGCCTGTGGCAAGCCCGAGCGGCGCGATGCGCCTGAAGGCAGACGTGAGTTTCTTCTTGGTCTCGAAGTCTGGGACATTCTCGATGTCGTAGTAGGTAGCTAGTGCTGCCTGTCCCCACTCGCACATCTCGATGACGATCTCGAAGATGTCCTTGGGGGACAGGTGCATCCCAGGCAGGGCGTTGAGGTACTTCAACAGTATCGGTGGACCAGCAAGCGTCTTGGTTGGGTATGCCCCGCCGGGAAAATCTCCAGAGATGATTGGCGGGATCCAGAACCTGAGGTCGGTCAGCCGGACGTAGCGCAGCGACTCCTGGCTGCGCTCGTTGCCCACCCAGTTTCGGACAATTTCATGACTGAATACCCTAGAGCAATCTTCAATCGCATAGGTCACGTGGCCGTGAGCCACGACAGAATTGCCACTCCAACAGGGAATGCCGCGGCGGCGTACGTAAACAATCCCAGTTGGCACTTGCACGCACCAGACTTTTCCAGAGAAATCACTAACCCACTCAGTTTTTCCTCGCTCAGGTCCGCCCTGATAGCGAATGTGCGGTTTGAATAACTTACAGTGTATTACTTGCCTGTACATTCGTTTATTGCCGAGACTTCCAGACCTATCTTGCAATGATTGTGCAGTCGACACTTTTGAGCATTTACCACAGTGCAATGCAAGTTGTTGCACTTGGTCGCACAGTCTTTTGCTAGAGGTGTCAAAGAGTACACCATCTTCACATACAGATCCATCCGAATTTATCAGGCCGTCCAATAGAGCCTGAGATTGGGAGTTTGAGAGCTGTAGCAGTAGTTTTTCTGGAATTTGCTTTTCACCAGAATCAGCAACTATTTCGTGAAACAATTTTGCCGAGGATTTGTCAAGTGCGATGACGTAGTAATCGGACTTATTGTTTTTGAGCTCAAAGCCAAGTTTCGATGCGAGCGTGCTAAGGTAGATGATTTTTCTTTCTCGACGCAGATGGAAAATTGCTTGATTTCCTGAAACTGACCCATCACCGATCGCAAATCCTAGCAATGATAGCAGTTCATTGCTTAAGTTCGATGCCTGTTGAGTCCACGTGCCAACTCTGAGGTAAGCGTGCGTTCTTAAGTGCAGTTCAGAAGGCAAGTAAATCTTGTATTGTTGCAAGTCGAGCGTTCGTCCGGCGTTAGTGCTAGTTAGGCAAGCAAACATGCGATGATCTGGAGTGACTAACAGATCTACGCCTTGATGCTGGACTTTGAACATTGGCCCAGTGTAGTCGTAGCGAATGATGGCTGTAGGCCGATCGTAGTGAATAGTTCCATCTACTGGATCAAGGGAACACACTAGATCGTCATACTCTATCTCTTGTTGCTGCTTCCAGCCATTGGCTGTCAAGAGTTCTGTCTCTTCATCATAGCATCCATGCCGCGACTTGGCTATGTTCGCGTGGTATTCCTCGCTGACCTTCCTGATCTTCTTCACGTTGGGGTTTAGCCCGGGTACGAACGACTTGTAGCAGCGGCGAGCGAGCAGCTCGATCAGCCTCTCGATGTCGGCGCCCTCGACGTGCTCGAGGCAGGACAGCGCCTCCTCGCCGCCAAGGTGGCGGAGCCACTGCACCACTCCCGGGTCGTCATCTGTCCCCAGGTGCATCTTCGGTTCCCCGAGGAAGAATATCTTCGGCTTTACTGCAATCATCTCACCTCTCCTTGTCTATCGCGGCATTTAGCCGCTTGAAGTCCTCGACAGTTCGTAGTCGCCTCCATCCCTCCCACATTGATTTGCGCCAATATCTGCGACCACGCTCGTCTACGTCGGTAAGTGACTGTATGATTTTTATTACCTCTCGCGACGGTGGACCCGTCCATCTCGCCGGGCACGCGTCTTTCAACTCACACGGTCCAGGTCCGCAGCAGTGCATCAGTCGTCGTCATCCTTCGTCAGCAACTTCTCGTCGCGCACGAACCCCATCCTCATCATGGCCCACGCCAGCATGTAGCCAGAGATCGCGAAGATGTTCTGCGTCGACGTGCACCACCCACCCATCGATCCATCCACGAGCTCGCTCACGGCGAGCACCGACATGACCTCGCCGGACTCCACCTTGGTGCGCAGGTCGTCCAGAAGCTGGAGAGCTTCTCCGTACTCCTTGATCTGGAACTGCTCAGGCAGTGCCACTCACAGCCCCCTGGACGCCTCAATTAACGCGGCTTCGAGTTCTCTACGTGTCCGCAGTCCTGGAAGCTTGACTCCTCCTGACACTTCACCATACACGATGTCGCCCTCGCATATAAACTCTTCATGCTCAATGTTGATGCTCCCACTCAGCACTCGCTCCAGCGCCCCGATGCCGCAGTCGTATCCAAAGCTGACGAGTGCCGCGGCCTCTACCAGGGGGCGGTCCTGGACGAGGGTGATCAACGGTGCTGCGTCCTGCTCGAGCAGCGCGACCGCCTGGTCGAACGTGATCGCGTCGCCGTTCGCGACACCCCTCGTGTGGCCGAAACCGATCGTCCAGACCCTGCCCGCCCTGTCCCAGTACGCCGTGAGCTTGCAGCCCTCGAACGACTGTATGAGCTTTGCTGCCAAAAGTGCGATCGTCATGGCACCTTCTCCGCGTAGATTCTTTCAAGAAGTTCTTCCTGCTTCTCGCTGAGGCTGCTCCCGCCGTCGAACTGCTCGGTTATGCTCTCCATGAACTGCAACTCCCACGCCGTCAAGCGGCGACCTCCCTCGTTGACCGCGCCGATCCACTGCTCAAGCACTTCCCTAGGTTGTCGCTTCTTTGGCAGGGCCATTAAGCCTCCTTCCAGTTTTTTCCACACTTTATCAAAGATACTAGAGTCCTTGAAATATTATATTCTCGAGCTATCTCGGGTCCAGACCTAACATCATGCTTTATACTTGTCACTTCTTCCAGAGTTAGCTTTCCTCCACCACCATTCTTTTCTCCTGTACAAGAACGATGGCGTCTTACCATGTCGTCCATGTTGCCTTGGTGTGTCCCCGTATACAAGTGGTCTGGATTCACACAGGAAGGATTGTCACAAGTGTGCAAAACTTGTAGACCTTGACCTATTGGTCCCTTGTTCAGTTTGTAGGCTACTACATGTGCCCTAGCGTTGTGGCTGTCCTCGTATGGAAATCCTCCATAACCCTTGTCACTTTTCGAACCAAGCCAAATCCAGCAGCCATCTTCCTGTTTCTTAACCCTTGCCCAAAATCGCTCTGTGGGAGATTTGCTTGAGCACCTTCCACAAGTTTTAGGGATACGACTACGACTTCTCGGTGCTAAGTCCTTGAAACTTTCCCCGCAGTATTTGCACAAAAACTCCTGCATCTTACCCTCAAAGCAAGTCTTTCAGTATAGGAGGTTCCCAAAGAGGCGGCTTGACTACGTCCTTGCTGTGCTTGCGCTTCGACAGCGGGTCGTCGTCGCCAGACGCGCGAACCTTCTTCATGTTCGCCGCCTGCACGCGGTCCCACCCCTCGTTGAAGGGGAACCTGTGCAGGTACGCGGTGCCGAGCGCCACGTACACTAGGTCGATGAGGGCGTCGAAGGCCTCTTCGGCGTCAAACTTCGCCGAGTCGATGCTGACGTTTGGACAGCCATAACTTCCACCGACGGCATCCACGTATTCTTGCAGCTCCTCGAACATGAATTTGATCCGAAACTCGAGCACGTCGTCCGGGAGCCTGTGGCCCGGATCGTCGGTCGGCTTCAGCTCGAACTTCTCGTGAAATCGACCGATGTCGCGAAACAATTGGCCTGGAACTAGGTCGATCATCTGGTGCAGCATCGACCTGACCTGTTCCTGAACCTGATCCGATGCATTGGCTATCTCTTGGCGCAGCATCCTGGCCTCGACGGTCTTTGGATCCAAGGCTCTGCGCATCATCTCCTGCTCATCCTTGTCTGGAATCAGTCTCATGCTTCCTCCTGTTGGATTGAATTGCTGCTATTGCTAAGGCTGCGACCTTGACCATCATCTTCTCAAAATCTTCAGAATGAAGGAGTTGGCGATGGATTAGTCGCTTCCACTCCACCTGGTCGTGCTCGTCGTCGTGAGCAGGACCGCCCCACTGCCCGTCTTGCCGCCAGCGTTCCTCAACTATTTGGTCTACGATGTCCCTCACCTGTCGTCTCCCTCACCACGCAAGGCATTCCTAGCCGCGCGGTCTTGCAACTTCTCCACGTTCTTCCTCGCGACGCTCTCGAGGTCGCTGCCGAGGAGGTGGGCGTACCGCACCAGATAGTAGAGCACGTCTCCCAGCTCCTTGACCATGCCGTCGACGTCGACCTTGCCGCCGCTGTCACGGTATGCCTTCTTCAATTTTTCGGCGACCTCGCCGGCCTCTCCGGCGAGGCACAGTCCGAGGTACGCATCCTCCGGCATCTTCAGGTCGGCGTCGCCGAGGAACCAGAAGTCGTCGACGAACTTGTCGTAGCTCAGCAAGACCTCGTTCTTGGCCCGCAACAACTTCAATTGCCGCTCAGCCTCTAGCCAGTTGGCGCGCATCGAGCAGGCGAAGGCGTCGGAGCCAGCGTGGACCTTGACGTCGTCCACGAATCTCGCGTATAGTTGGAGTAGGTCTCCCTCGATCTTGCTTGAGATTGCCGCCACCGCCGGCTCCATGTAGTACCTCAGGAGGTCATCCACGGGCAACGTCACCGCCTCATCCTCCAACCTGCCGTCATACTTGAACTTGTTCAAAGACTGGGGGCAGATCTTGCAGCCCATGCTCCGGACTCTGGAGCCACTCCACGAGGCCGTTGACTGAGCGCGCGAACCTCACGTGCTCAGTCCAATAGAAGACGTTGCGACGCTCGCCGACGACTATGGCGTTGGTCTTGCCAGCACCGAGGAAGAGGCCGAGCTCCACGTGGTAGCCGCCGCTGCTCGATGGTTGGTTGGCAAGGATGATGAGCGTGTCGGCGCTCAGCACGTCCTCCACGTCGATGCGCCCCATCTCCTCATCCAGGGCCACGTGCTCGCTCCAGCTAAGGGTCGACCTCTTCGAGAAGTCTCTAGTGAGCCACCTGCTAGTGACGCCAAACCCCGCGTGGACGAGCTCGTAAGCAAACGTCCTCGTGGCGAGTTGACTCGGCAGTGGGGCCGCCACGTATATGTTCTTGGGCGCCACGTCGAGCCTCCAGAGTCTGTCGTCCGTGGGCGACAAGCCGGCGTTGGGGATCGGTCCTTGCTCTACTTTCCTAGCCATTAAGTTGACTCCATGTTGGATGCGACGTCCAGGGGGTCGGCACAACCTCGAGAGCGGGAAAGAGTCTCTCCTGCTTGGCGTCGTCGCCCTGCTTCTTCGTGAGGTGCCAGCACGCGTTCCTGCTATACGCAGGAAATAGCGGGGCAAACGTCGTCGAGATCACCGTCGAGTCGTAGTATTCGGACAGCTTCTCGAAGATGGCTGTTATGCCCGGGTACTCTCTCTCCATGTGCGGCTTGTAGTCCTTCTGCGAAGCGAACGTACCCCATACCCCCTGGATGTGGAATCCAAGGTCTTCGAAGAGGGCACCCAGCGACTCGAATCGGATTTCCGAAATATGGTTTTCGGCAACGTTCACGAGATCCCAGCATGGTGTGGAGATGAAGTAGTGGCAGTCATCAGAGGTAAGCTGTTGCGCCTTAATTAGCATGCTGCGTGCATGTGATGGACATACGTGTTCAAGTACCTCCATGCAGATGAAAACGTTTGGTTTTTCGAAAGTGTGCTCGCTGCCGGCGACTGGGTCTGTGTGCTGGATTATCTTGGGAATCGACACGTCCTCCACGTCCAGCGCGCAGAAGTCGGTCTCGGACCAGATGCTGACTGGTATCTTCTTCCCTACCAGCATCTCCGGGATGTCGAACTTGTTTGCGTCGACCCCGACGTACTTGCGCGGTATTAGACGGTTACTGTACAGCATCCTAGCGAGCGGCATTTCCTTGCCGCAACCTGCTTCCAGGACTATTGCGTCCTTGTACCGTCCATTTTGTGACAGGTACCTGGCCACGTGAGCCCAGCGAAAGGCATGGCTTATGAGATCCCTGTGCCTAATGACTCGCTCATCCGCGCTATTGGCGGACAAAAACGTCTTATCAATGATGCGATTTGGGTTACGCATAATCATATTGTACAACGGGTATATTGGTGGTGTACAATAAATTTATGCCAAATATTGCGGAATTAAATTCACACGCGTTTGATTGGCCATTGTCTAAAGAAGCTGCTTATTGGGTGGGTTTTTTGCTTGCTGATGGTTGCATAGCTACACGTAAAGGGCTCAAAAAAGATTACCATAGTGTAGTGTTAGGATTAAAGGGCAATGACGCTTTTCATATTGAGAA